GTGAGGAGCGTATCTGTGTTGAGCACACCAACCGCCAATACAGGCGGCAACAAGCTTAGGGACTGGGAAGCCCCTCGTAGCTATCCCACAAGGAGATGCTATGAAAGAGACATTGCAACAGAGCACTTACATTCCGAAGAACGCGCTGCGTCGTGATTACAATTACGGTGGGGCGAACCTTGAGCGTACGACCGCTATCACAAGCGATTATACGTCGAGGAGCACGAGTGTAAAGAAGGTCTATGGAGACTCTTATCCAGACTGGCGTGAGCGACTCCGCACCCACAAGGGCGCGGTTACGTCTCAATCTATTGAGGAGACGTCTATCACCGTTCTAAGTGAGGCGTACTGGGAAGTCACAAACAATTATTACGTGACGCACCCTTCTAGTGAGACTGCGAAAGTAACTCTTACTGGTAACCTCTGTGCAGTACCGTCCACGCCCCAGCTTCCCTCGATGGAGGATCTGGTGCATGTGGATAACATGGCTAAGACGGAGTATCTGAAGAATATCAATGGGCGACTACGATCCCTGCAAGGGTTAGTAGTACTCGGCGAATTGGATGAAACTCTCCGTCTAATTCTGAAACCCGGGAGGGAGATTGTTCGGCTATCCGAACGCTACGTCCGTGCAGCTAAGAAAGCTACTCGGAAAAATGGTTACTATACCACAACCGGAGCCGCGGGCAGAGCCCTGAAAGATCAAGCGGTGGGGGGCAACCTTCATCGTCCTAAGGGTTATGCTGATGTTTGGCTGGAGTTCTCCTTTGGTGTTAAGCCTTTAGTGGCAGATATCAAGGATGCAATGCAAGGCCTTTCCAGGATCCTGAATCCTGCGGATCATCCGCAGTACCAGAAGGTGAATGGACACACTCAGGCTGACTTCCCTCAATCGAAGACTAGTTACAACACGAGCCTTGGGTTCGTGGAGTATACATATTCGGTCGAGACAACCGCATCTCAAAGTGTGAAGTACTATGGTGAGCTAGACCTTAAATGGGCTGGTTTCCAGAATGCCAACACTGAATTGGGCTTAGACTTCCTGTCTATAGTACCAGCGGCTTGGGAGTTGACTCCGTGGTCGTTTCTAATCGACTACTTTACCAACATTGGAGATGTACTCGGTGTAATAACTCTTCCTCAAGGAGGGGTGGTTTGGAATGCTAAAGGGTCTGCATACACTGTAGATACTGTAATAAAGGCTTCCGATCCTATCCTTCCAACTCTTGGCTGGTTCACAGCCTCGAATGGGTGGAGTTGCCATGGCCTTACTGACAGCGTGATAAGAGTGCGAAGCAGGATTTTAAGAAGAGTACCCGATGTCGGGTACTTCTTGCCAACACTTGAAACGCCGTCTCTAGCTAGCTTCTCCCACAAGTGGAAACAGCAGCTAAACGTACTTGCGTTAGCGATCACTAAGCTGACGTGATTTTACTAACTACTTCTCACATTGGAGGGCACCATGTCGGTAGCCTTAACTTCTCCTGTAACAGGGACAGCCCAAGTCGGGCTTACCTCACCCACCTACACAGTGGTGGTGGATCAGGCTCCTACTTTGAACGGCAAACAATATGCTGTGACTGCCCTTGGTGGCACCCAAACGGGTGTTGACGTAAGCAGTGTGCAGCGGCCGTTCACGTGGTCAGTATTCCGTCCTGCGAACTTTAAACAGGTTCGTCGTGACTCGAATGGACGCGTGACTGGAGTTCCCAAAAACACTCACAAGCTGATCACCCGCAAGGGTGTTACCGTGACTGCCTCTGGAGATCTCTCCACGTTTAACATCTATACGGTGTTGGACGTTCCGGCCGGAGCGGAACAGTACGACGCGATTAACCTTCGTGCAGCCTTGTCTCTTCATGCTGGCGCCCTTCAACAGGTGGCTAGCGGACTCGGCGACACGGTGGTGTCGGGCGTCATGTGATGAAGGCCTGGGCTTTCTGGCTTTGGTCTTCTATGTTTGGGGGGGAACTCCCCCCCGGAGGCAACGGCTTGGTGGTGAAAACTGCCTGGTTTTGTTCGTCTCCTTGTGGTAGCTCTACTATAAGTCAGGTGCAACTATGGATATTGATCCTAGCGCTCTTTGTACTGCTTGTTCTTCAGATCTGGCTAAGTTTTTCAGTAGCCGGAGTTATCTTAACCTTAGCCCCGAAGAAAAGGGAACCAAAGTAGCAGCAGCGTTTAATCTCCAGCAATCGCTGGTTGCAAAGCACGGGCCTGAAACGGTCACGACTGAGCAAAACGATCGCGCCTATGCGAAATGGACTAAGGCAAATGAGAAATGTGCCACATGGCAGCCTCCTGAGAAGGGGGCTGACGAAATTGACGAACTCCTCTGGGGTGAGTTAAAGGAAGCCGTAAGGCGTTTCTTCTGGAAGACAGGTGACGATGCGGTGATCCCATCGCTAGAAGCCTGCGCTATCAGAGGCGCCCATGGCCCTGGTGCATCAAACGGTGTCGAAGGTTCTTCTACATATGAGAAATCCTATGTGGGTGGATGGACGGCAACCTCTGAAGTCCTGTGGCAAAGCTACAGGAACGCGTATTCGCAACTCCCTGAGTACTGGCGAGCCGTTGATTACGGTACCCGGGTCGGGGGTGAGTTCATTACGCTTAACAAGTCTCAAGTTTTCTTTGTCCCGAAGAACGCCGATATTTCGAGACTCGCGGCAACAGAGCCTTCCCTTAACATGTTTATGCAAAAGGGTGCCTCTTCCTTGCTCGAGGACCGGCTGGTTAGACACTTTGGCATTAGCCTAGAGGTGCAACCAGAACGGAATCGAAGACTAGCTCAACTTGGTTCGATTGATGGCTCATTTGCCACGATTGATTTATCTAGTGCGAGTGACTCGCTTTCACACGGACTCGTTAAGAGTCTGCTGCCCCGTGGGGTATATGATGTGTTAGCTCGCCTTAGGACTCCTTACATGGCCGTAGGCCAAGAGTTAGTTAAGCTCAATATGTTCAGTACTATGGGGAACGGCTTTACGTTCTCTCTCCAAACAGTGCTGTTCGCTTGTATCGTTGATGCTGCTTATAAGGTCAGTGGATTACGCCTCCGGAAGGGGGTTAGTTTTAGGCAAATGCCTAGTGAGCCGACTATTGACCAATGTGCCAATTTCGCGGTTTTTGGGGACGACATAATCGTCGTTAAGAGGGCCTTCCCTCTTGTAAAACGCCTCCTTGAATTGTGCGGTTGCACTTTGAACAGCAAAAAGACCTTTGTTGAAGGTCCGTTCCGTGAATCGTGCGGCGGTGACTACTACCTTGGTAGCCCAATCCGTGGGGTGTACATAAAACTCCTAGGTACGCACAATCACGTCTATCATGCCGTTAACAGTCTAGTAAACTGGTCTGTGGAGCACGGAATTCCGCTTCGAGGGCTTGTAAGGCTCCTCTTGGCATCCATTCCCGTGAGGGAACGGTTATACGTGCCACCACATGAACAGACCGATGCAGGCCTCCACGTTCCACTTGAGTTCTTCAGGTGGCCCGGGTATAACAGCCCGTGCAAGGGTGACCCAGATCTTGGGCACCGTTTCGTGTACAAAGCTAGCATTCCAAAAGTCAAGCGGGTTCGCATCCGCTGGATGGATATACTACCTGGAATAGCCCTAATCAGGCTAGAAGGGGACAAGACGCGCGGGAGAGGACTCGTGATGAACGAGGCTGGGTTATACCAGTGCCTTCTCTCAGGGCATGTAGCAAAGGGGGGTTGGGCTGCTAGGCAGCAGACGCCAGCCTTCCGGACAGTCCGGAAAGTGACACCAAACTGGTGCCATAGACCGGGAGCCAGTCTAGACTGGATGGGGCGGTGGGTAACCACCGCACTTGACCACATTATATAGTGGTTGGGTTGACAGGCGAAAATCCTGTCTGGGGTGAAATTCCCC